GTGCTCGTGCTGTCGGGTGAGCTAAGCCTGGTCTATCTGATTGGGAGGGAAGACTGATGGCGACCGAGAGAGCAGCCGGGGAAGCGAGCCGTGAGCCCATCCTTGATGGAATCACGGAATCAAGGCCTGACGGGTTGACGGGTTCGACCCCGCATGAAAAGCCGAGGGAGTGGACGCTGCGAGCCCGCTGGGTGCCTGGCTGCGAGGGCCTAATACCCTATTGGGTGGTCCTTGCTACGCGTAAGCCGGCGGTACCAGACGAGGATGTCCGTGTCCTTGAGGCCGAGCCTGTAGAGCGAGAGCTAGCCGAAGTCAAGCAGGAGCGAGACCGGCTTCGCAGGGGCCTAGGCGAGTGCAAGGCGTATGGGAGGGAACTCGCAGAGAAAGGTGAGGGCCTCGGCCAGGCGATCGTTCTCGCCTGCCGTGCCCATCTAAAGGAGGGAGCACAGTGATCTTCAAGCCAGAGCTAGTGGACCTCATCAAGCAGGGCAAGAAGACGATGACCCGCAGGCCGGTGAAGCCAGGCGAGAGGCAGTGTCGCTACCGCGATCGCGGCGTCTACGCACTGCAGCCGGGTCGAGGTCAGCATGCTGATGGCAAGATCACGATCATCGCCGTCCCTCGCATCGAGCATCTCGGAGAGATCAGCATCAAAGACGCCCGGCGCGAGGGCTTCACCAACGTCATGGAGTTCCTTGCCTACTGGCGGGGGCTGTACGGAAGCGTTGACCGCGACCAGGAAGTGTGGGTGATCTCGTTCACCTACGGTGACCTCCGTGATACCCCACGGTATCTGGCGGCTGCCCCACCGAGCCAGTTCTGCAACGCCACGCTCCCGTCAGGCAGACGATGCCGGCGCGCCTTTGCGGATAACCAGTCCGTGTGCAGGTGCGGTGCCCTTAGACCCGAGGAAAGCGAGGATGACCACGGGTACACGACCCGACGCGCGAAGGCGCTCCCCGGCGAGCTCGAGGTCATCGACCCCGAGCTACAAGAGCGGTTCACGAAGGAGGCCCGCGATCGACCACGCCAGTCACGGCGCGAGGTGTTGCTCGAGCAGCGGGAGCGCATCCTAGATGCCATCAAAGCCTGCCGTGAGCACGACCTAACCAAAGGCGTAGAGAGCGACTTCAAGCTAATCGAGCTACGCCTGGCAAACATAGACCGCCAGCTCGATCAAGAGGCGGCGTAGGATACTGCTGAAATGACGACGGTCCTGGACCAGATTCGGTGTGAGCGGCGCGAGACATACCTAACCGGCTACCAGGAGATCGTCTACATACGAGTGACCCGCGACGCCATCCCAGGTTCCGTGACCTCCACCCTCATAGCTCCCGAGCGCCTGCGGCTGCTGGCGGCGTCGCTCATACGAGGCAAGGACGATGTTCTGGTCGCCGACCCCGACGCCCAGGAGAGGTGGCGAGAGATCGTGATTCACCCCCTCGACTGGGCCGATCTACACCGAGATCTAGAGGCTGCCCGCACGGGCGCAATCACCCCCACGTCGATTATGGGGATACCGATTCGCGTTCCGTCCGACGGCTCGCGCTAGACTGCACGCAGCCCGAGACCGAACGACCCGCCAGTTGAAGCGCGGGGCGAGGCAAGTGCATAAGCGTCAGCTTGCTCTAAATCGGATCGGGCTCCTCTCCTATGAGTACCCAGATGGCCGAGGGCCAAGCGCATCTGCGCCTAGTCACGTTCCCAGCAGACCCACCGGAGCACGCCGTGAGCGTGCCCAAGGCCATCCCATGCACCGGTAGCTACTCCTGCGAGTGCAACGACTGCGAGCTCGAGCGACACCAGCTCATGATCCGCGGAGTACGCCGCACCAAAGGCAACCCCCTGCAGCCACGCCCAGCACGCAGAGCCGCCTAAAGCACGTCGAGGGGCTCGCCCGGTGTACACGACCGAGCGGCATATATGGCTTCTGAAGCGACGATGAGGAAGAACTCCTCCAGGTCGCCGTTCTCAGCCGCCTTTAGCTGGGTGAGCGAGATCTCTGCGGTCACCCTGAGGCTGCCATTGGCGTTGATTTCGTCCCGGACGTAACCCCAGGGCTCCTTGACAGTGATCCATTCGTTCCTGAGGAGTAATTCGATCATCTGGGGAGCCTACCCCGGTCTGTCCGTCGGCGAGACGGCTTGTTTCTAGCCAACCTGACGCACTCGCAGCACAAGCTTGGTCAGCCACCCGGTCTACCGGACAACGCGCCGTCAAGGCGACGCTGACCTACCCGCAGCCGGAGGGCCTGCGGGTGAACTGTCCGCCCTAGTGGCGAAGACCCCTTCCTGGGGTGAACGGCCTGTCCCTTCGGGACTGGCGCCCCGAGGAAGGAGCCCGATGCAATCCGACACTCGCTCACAATCCTGGTGGCGACGCTGGCTACGCTGGCTACGCTCGCCATGGCTACACCAGCCCAAGCGCACAGCAAGGGCTGCCACACCAGCACCTGCGACACACGCGCCTACCACCATTGGCAGGCGCACCACCAGCAGGTCATCACCCGCTTCGACCTCTGCGTAGCCAACAGGGAGAACGGCGAACCAGGCTCCACGAGCTACAGCACCATCAACTGGCACGCCGTGAACGACTACTACGGCGCCTACAGCTTCCTCGAAGGCACATGGAAAGAAGCCGGCGGACGTCGCTATGCATACAACGCCAGCCAGGCCACACCCGAGCAGCAGAGCATCATCTTCAACTACTGGTCAGCGCGACACCCAGGGGCATGGCCCAACACCATCCCGCCCTGTCGCTGAAGGGAGACCCTCATGCCCCAGGTCGAGAAGCGCGGTCTCATCCAGTTCAACGCTGCGGAGAAGGTACTCGCCGCATGCCGCGGCAAGGAAGGCGAGTACAACCGCGAGCTACCGCTCACACTCACCCTCCACGAGGACGGCACATGCCAGCTCAGCAACGGTGACGAGAGCGTGGTCGCACCTGTGACGTGGGTGGGCGAGAGAAGCGCCGACTAGAAGTGGCTGCGCACGGAGCCGACAAAGACCTCTGCGGGGCGCAGCGCCCAAACCAGCCAGTAGGCGTCACTTGCAAACTGCGCGCTGGCCTGGGCACTGACCATCCGGGCGTCGGCCGGTGCAAGCGCCACGGTGGCTGTACTGAAAGCCACCAGCAGGCAGCATCGGTCGAGATCGCCCGCCAGGAGTGCGACAGGCTCGGCGTCCCGATCCAGGTCGACCCGGGTGAGGCGCTGATCCGAGAGGTGTGGGAGGCCGCGGGCAACGTGGCGTTCTATCGCCAGCTGGTGCAGGAACTCCCGACGCACCCTGAGCCCGACGAGTACGTCGTCCCTGATGTCAAGGAAGAGGGGTTAATCGACGCTCCGCCGGATGGCGAGCGGGATGCCCACTGGGTGCGAGGCACGCCCGGCGTCTACGGGCCGACCTACCACCAGTCCGGGATCCCCACCGGAGAGGCGAAGCCACACATTCTCGTCCAGCTCTACAACGACGAGCGCAAGCATCTCGTGAGCGTTGCGGCTGCCGCATTGAAGGCTGGAGTGGAGGAGCGCCGGGTACGGATGGCCGAGTCGGACGCCACGATGATCCTCGGCGCGCAAGTAAAGGCGCTGGTGGCCATGGGCTTGTCCGATCGTCTGGAGGAGTTCCGTGCACAGTTCGTTACTGCTCTCAGGCGAGCCGGAGAGCGCCCTGCTCTCGGCACTGCTAGCGCAGGCTGACCCACCAGCACCCGACGACGACATGCTTGAGGCGCAGGAATGCGCCAGCAGGCTCTCAACGCTCGTCCGTGCGGCATGGCCGATCGTCGAGCCAGCCACACCTTTCGTAAGCGGCTGGCACATCGACGTGGTGTGCGAGCACCTCGAAGCAGTCACGGCCGGTGAACTCCCAAGGCTGTTGATCAACATCCCGCCGCGCACCATGAAGTCGCTCACAGTGGGCGTCTTCTGGCCCGCATGGGAGTGGCTCACGAGCCCTGGCACGAGATGGTTGTGCGCGAGCTACGCGGAGGCGCTCTCGCAGCGCGACTCGATGAAGTGCCGGCGGCTCATCAAGTCTGCTGGCGGCCGGGACACAGGATCGCTCTTTCAGCGCATTGGCTACCAGGGCGTCTTAGCGCTGCTCTCGCCCAACCCCTGGTCGCTCACAAAGGACCAGGACGCCAAGAACCGCTACGAGACCAGCGAGATGGGGTTGCGGTTAGCAACGTCCGTCAGTGGTCTAGGAACCGGTGAAGGTGGCGACAGGATCGTCGTCGACGACGCTCTGAGTGCCAAGCAGGCGCGCTCTGAAACGGAACGCTCCACCGTCAATACATGGTGGGACGAGACGATGACCACGCGGTTCAACAACCCGCGCGCGACAGCCGTCATCGTCATGCAGCGCCTACACGAGGACGATCTGTCAGGTCACCTCGCCAAGACCGGCGACTGGCACCATCTCTGTCTACCGGCCGAGTACGAGCCGAACCACCCGTTCGTCTACCCAGAGACCGTCATGCTGCCCGCGCGCGAGCTGAACGTGCAGGCCGACGACGGCGATGTCGAAACGGTCACGATCCCAGGCGGGCGAGTTCTCCCCGGTGATCGGCGCACGACACCAGGCGAGCTGCTCGAGCCAGTGCGACTCGGCACAGCGCGACTCGCGGAACTCAAGCGCGCCCTCGGCTCCTATGCCTACGCCGGCCAGATGCTGCAGCGGCCCTCACCCGAAGAGGGCGGCATGTTCAAGCGGGGCTGGTGGCGCTACTGGACCCAGGAGACACTCCCGCCCGTCTGGCAGCAGCTCATCGCCTCATGGGACCTCACGTTCAAGGACACCGAATCCGCGAGCGGCTCCTATGTCGTCGGCCAGGTTTGGGGCATAGACGGCGCAGACCGGTATCTACTCGCTGAGGTTCGCGCACAGCTCGGCTTCACCGACACTCTGAAGGCCATAGGCGCACTCGCACAGTTCATGCCCGCGGCGCGCGGCAAGCTCGTCGAGGAGAAGGCCAACGGTGCGGCCGTCATCGATTCACTGCGCTCCAAGGTTGGCGGCCTGATTCCCATTCAGCCAGAGGGCGGCAAGGAGGCGCGCGCCGCAGCCGTCGAACCGCTCGTGGAGGCGGGGAACGTGTACCTCCCCGACAGCGATTTCGTCCCTGTCCCGCCGGGCTATCAGGCCACCAGCGTCACCGACTTCATCGAGGAGTGCGCGGTCTTCCCCAACGGCACGCACGACGACCAGGTTGATGCCATGACTCAGGCGCTCAACTGGCTCGAGAACAAGCGCGGCGGTGTCAGCACCGAATCGCGCCTGCCAAAAGCCGAGCCCCAGATCCGCCGCGGGGACCTCGTCCTAGAAGGCGAGCAGTACATCGACAAGTAGGAGGAATGCCCGTGGCGCTAGCCGACGCTGTACGCCGCGCCTTCGGAGGCGACCAGTCAGAGGAGTTCAGCAAGGAGCGCCAGACATTCGTCCGCGAATGCGCGGACTTCGACAGCGAGCGCCTCAACCGCTATCGGCTGTATGAGGACTTCTACGACGGCGAGCAGCGCACCGTCCTGCTCGAGAGAGCCAAGACGTATCTCGAACGCGGCGGGGTCCGCTTCAGCGAGAACGTCACCGAGTTGGTAGTGGACACGCTCGCCGACCGACTGCGTCTCACCGGCTTCCAGGTAGAGGGCAATGAAGCGGTCTCCGACTGGCTCACGAAGACGATGTGGCGCCGCAACAGGATGGCGGAGAAGCAGGGCGTCGTCCACACAGAGGTCCCAAAGCTCGGCGACGGGTTCCTGATCGTTGACTACGACGAGAAGCTCCAGATGCCGCGCGTCGCGTGGAACCACCCCCGGCTCATCAAGCCCGTCTACGACGACGGTGGCGACGAGATGCTCTACGCCGTCAAGAAGTGGCCGACATCGAACCGGTCAGCCTCAAACCCCGACGGCACGCTAGTCACCCGCCTGAACATCTACCTCCCAGATCGGGTCGAGAAGTGGTTCTCACTCGACAGCGATGACCAGAACTGGGCGCCATGGCTCGAAGTGGAGAGCGAACAGTGGCCGACCCCGTGGACCGAAAGCGGCGAGCTGCCAGCAGACGGCAGCGAAGCCGAAGATCCACTTGGTATCCCCGTCATCCACTTTCGCAACAAGCCAAAGGGCAGGCGGTTCGGGCGCTCCGAAGTCCCGGGCACCATCCCCTACCAGTTGGAGATCAACAAACAGGTCGTCGACCTGTTCTACGTCATGGATGCGCAGGGCTGGCAGTGGCCCTGGGTCTCCGGTGTGGGTGACCTGGAGAGCTTCAAGCTCGCCATCGGCGATGTCATCAAGCTCACGAATCCGGAGGCACGCGCGGGCCAGCTACCCGCAGCCGATCCCAGGCCGCTGCTTGATGCGATCGACTCCACCTACCGCCGGCTGGCCGCAAAGTCGCGTACGCCGTTCCACGATCTCATCACTGGGGAAATCCCCTCAGGTGAGTCCCTCAAGACCGCCGAGGGTGGGCTCGTCAAGAAGGCGAAGGATCGCCAGACTACCCTCGGTGACCCGTGGAGCGACACAGCACGCTTGATGTGGCGTCTCGGCGCGCACTACGGCAGCGAGGGTACCCCGACCTTCGACGCGCTGGCGGACATCACGGCCGTATGGGATGACCCGGAGACCCGCAACGAGCAGGCCGAGACAAACATGCTCGGAGTGCAAGTAGAGCTCCTAGGGCGCTCAAGGACATCCGCACTGCGTCAGCTTGGTTTGGACCCCGAGGAAGAGGCCGAGCTCCGCAAGAAGGAGCAGGCCGAAGCACCACCGGACCCATCGGAAATCGAACCGCCCGACAAGCCCGTGGTGGTCGAACCCAAGGTCCCGAAGCCTTCGCCCGAACCCAAGCAGTAGCCGCCGCGGGCGGCAGGAAGCGGCCCCTCCATCTCCGGCATGGCCTACGCCGTGGGGCCGTGGAGCCTCGTCTCTAAACGACCCGGAATCCACGGGCGCCCGCACCGTTTTTCAGACCATCGCGCGAGGCGCTGGTCCTTACAAACAGGAGGTCCGGCGCGATGCCTGACGATCCCACAGAGGCAAACAAGCAGGTTGCCGAGCAGGAGGCCGCCGCCGACATGGCCGAGGCCGAGAAGGCAGCAGCAGCAAAGGCTGAGCAGGAGAAGCTCGGCGATGGCGGCAAGGCAGCACTAGACGCCGAACGCAAGGCCAAGCGCGACGCTGAGAAGCGCGCCACAGCGGCCGAGGCAAAGCTCAAGGAGCGCGAGGAAGCCGACCTCTCCGAGCAGGAGAAGCTCAAGAAGCGCGCCGAAGAGGCAGAGGGCAAGGTCACCACCGCCACGGAGAAGATCCGCCGCGCCAACCTCCTCACAGCACTCGCCGACGATGGGCTCACAGGTGCCCGGGCCAAGGCCGCAGCGCGACTCCTCGATGACGTCGAGTACGACGACACCACCGACGAGCCCACCAACTTGCAGGACGCCATCAAGGCCGCGACGGCCGAGTATGGCGAGGAGATGTTCAAGGGCGCGACGCCCAAGCCGAAGCCGAGCAACATCGACTCTGGCAGCGGTACCGAGGACCGCGACGGTCCATCACTGACAGCCGAGCAGCTACAGGCCGCCAAGGCGTGCGGGATGACACCCGAGGAATACGTCAACTTCAGCGGCAAGGAACCAAAGCTGCCGGACAAGCCTCAGAAATAGGAGACACGCACGATGCCCGGCTTCAAGTTCCGGTATCGGTCCTGCGGCAGCACTCCCACCATTCAGGCGCTCCTCTTCAAGGACACCGAGACGCTCAGTCAGGGCGATCTCGTGAACCTGGAGTCGGGCACGGTGGACCTCGCCGCAACCGCAGACTCAAACCTGATGGGCGTAGCCCTTCAGACACTCGCAGGAACCTCAGGGGTGACCCGCATCAAGGTCATCACCGATGCAGACGCCGTTTACGGCGTGGTGGACAACAACGCCCGCAAGATCGGCGACACGCTCGACGTCGCAGGCGCCACTGGTGCCCAGGGTGTCGCTGCGAGCTCCAACAAGGAGTTCGTGGTGGTAGCCGACAGTCTCGCGTCCGAGGAGACCCTCGTGACGATCAACGCCGACGCTCACTGGCTCAAGAAGGCCCAGTAGAGGGGGGTGACAGACCATGACAATGATTAGCGACAACTGGCCCGCGCTTATTGCGCCAGGCCTGCGGAAGGTCTTCCATCTCCGTCTGCGTGAACGCGAAGACATGTTCAAGCGCACGGTGATCTTCCCGATCGATACCTCGACCAAGGCCTACGAGGACTACCAGGGTGTTGGTGAGCTCGGCACCCAGGGGTGGAACGAGTTCGAGAAGACCGGCCGCACGACATATGACGGGTTTGACCCGGGCTGGAAGACTCGCCTCGAACACCGCGAGTTCACGATGGGCATCGCCATTCAGCGCAAGCTGATGGAAGACAATCTCTACCCCACCGCAGGCATCCCCCGGGAAGCCACGGGCAAGGTGGAGAAGCTCGCCGACAGCGCCGCGGTCCACCGCGAGAAGTCAGCAGCCTCCCTGTTCAACAATGCGTTCACCGACACAGGTAAGGACTCCGAGGGATTCTCGATCGGTGGCGCTGATGGTGTCGGCCTGTGCTCAGAAGCGCACCCGGACAGCCCGACGCACTCAACGACCCAGTCGAACAAGTTCGCGCTCGCGCTGACTGGTTCGAACATGAGCGTCATCCGGCTCGCAATGCGGAAGTTCAAGGACGACCGTGGCGAGCTGGTGTCGATCAAGCCGGACCTCCTGCTTGTACCGCCGGAGCTGGAGGAAACGGCCGAGATCGAAGTCACGACCGATCGTGACCCGAACTCCGCGAACAACGCGGTCAACCCCAACAAGGGCCGCTTCACGGTGGTCGCCTGGGACTACCTGACCGACACAAACGCGTGGTTCATGATCGACTCGATGCTCAAGAGCCAGCACCTCGCGTGGCTTGACCGTGTCTCGCCGGAGTTCCAGTCACGCCGGGACTTCGACACCTACCAGGCGCAGTTCACCGGCTACCACCGGTTCTCGCGTGGCTTCGATGACTGGCGCTGGGTCGCCGGCTCCAACGCGTCCTAAGGAGGGTCGTCATGGATAGGACGAACTTCCCAGATGGGATCACCGATGCAGGGCAGGCGCGCGTCGCAGGGCGCACGTCTGTCACCGGGTCGGCGACGATCGCGACCGGGCTCGACAAGGGCGTCACAGGCGCGCTTGCGAGCCTCGAGGAAGTCAGCGTCACAGCTGGCCATGGGTTCGTGGTGAGCGCCAAGGCGTCCATCACGGCCGGGTCGATCGATGTCGCCGTCGCCCAGGTCGGCGGCACCGCGGCAACAGTCGCTGTCCAGGTCAACTGGCTGGCGTACGGCCCCGCGTGACCAAGGCAGACCGGTACGAGCGCCTCTACCCCGACACGGGGTGTAGCGACGCTCAGAAGCAAGAGCGGATGGAGCGCCTCGACTTCAAGCAGGAGTCGAGGCGCTCCATCCGCACTGGCCGCAACCGCGGCATCGTCGTCCCCGAGCTGCCGTGGCATCGCGGCAAGGAGAAGAACTGATGGCAGATTTGAGCATGAAGGAGCTGCGGGCGCTGGCGAAGGAGGCCGGGATCCCGACGCCTGTTGGTACGAGCAAGGCCCACATCGAAGCGGCGTTGGCCCAGCAAGCTGCTGACGCTTCACCGGAGGATTCGCCGGACGAGGTCGTGGTGCCAGACGGTGTCACTCCCGGCGTGACCCCTGGATGGCCCGTGGACGCCACGACCGGCAAGCCGCTGGACCTGACCCCGGATGAGCGGGAGAAGCTGGCAGCGGCCGAGATCACGCCGCCCAAGCCCGCAGGCAAGGCCAGTGCTGAGCGCCGCTCCATCGAGCGGTTCAGTGCGCGCGGTGACTGGCTGGACCCCTTCTCGGGCCTGATGGTCTACTACGGCTCCGACCGCTGCGAGCAGAGCGGTGCAGTGCGCGAGGGCGGCGAAGCGGTGGTGTCTCGTGCCGCTCGATGACGGCCGGAAGGTCGTGACGACTGCTGGTACACCTGTGCCGCTCTCCGCGACATCGGTGGCCTGCGAGAGCCTGATTATCACCGGGCTCTCGACGAACACCAAGCCGGTGGTTGTCGGCTCGGCGAGCGTCCTGGCCTTGGCGGCGACCAGGAGAGGCACAGCGCTCGCTGCTGGCGCCACGTTAAAGCTGACCGCCTGCCACGACCACGTCGACGACCTCTCAAAGGTATTCATCGACGCTGAAGTCAGCGGCGAGGGCGTCAGCTACAGCTACGGCCACCGGCCCTAGGTTTCGGATGACTGGTATCCGTGCCAGGACGCTCGGTCCGCTGCTCGTCAACGACGGGTCGGGCAACTACGTGCCTCTCGACGTCGCCGACCTCGATGGGCATGTAGGGGCAGAGGCGGAAGCTCGCACTGCTGCAGACACGGCCCTTGTGGCGAGCATCACCAGCGAGGCGGGCACGCGGGCGGCAGCCGATACGGCCAACGCCACCGCGATCAGCTCGGAGGCGACCTCCCGGGCAAGTGCTGACACCGCGCTTTCGGCCGCGATCACAAGCGAGGCCACGGCACGGTCGGTGGCAGTCGCGGGCGAGAAGTCTCGAGCCGAAGGCGTCGAGGCTACGAACGCCGCAGCCATCTCAACCGAGAAGAGTCGCGCTGAAGCAGCAGAGGCTGCCAAGGCCAGCGCGACAGCGCTAGCAGGCGAGACATCGGCTCGGGAAATCGCAGTCGCAGGCGAGGCGACGGCGCGTGCCAGTGCTGATACGGCGCTGGCCTCGAGTGTTACGAGTGAGCGTACCCGTGCAGAAGGAGTTGAGGCCACGATGGCGAGCAACAGCCCCGCGGCCGTCGTGACACGCAGCTCGGACGGGTCGATCGCCTCTGTGGTGGATACAGACGGCACCACGGATGAACTTGTTCGTGACGTCAAGGGCAACCTCTCGTCCTTCCGCTTCAAGGGCATCACTCACACGATCACCCGGGACACCAACGGCAACGTTATGGCGGTGAGCTAATGAGCAGCGGAGTGATACTCGGAGGCAAGCTCGACGGTCAAGACGCTTTCCTTCGCGACAAGACCCCCCGCAACAGGATCCTCGCGGAGGACCGTTTCCGTGACAGCCCATGCGGCTGGGTGCAGCTCATCGGTAGTCAATACCCCATCGGTGTGGTGGGGTTCGATCAGTCCTACGGTGCGATGGACGGGTGTGGCTCCCTCGTCCTTGAGTGTGCCGACTGTGCCGAGGGTGGCGTGGGGAACAATTGGGCTGCCGCGACAGCGATCAAGCGGATGTGGCGCGGCTCAAATACCCAGATCCCTGGCGTCGTGGAGATGGAGTGGGTCTGGTATTTCGCCAGCCAGTACGACCAGAATTCACCGCGTCACGTCGTCTTCGGTCTTGACTGCGCGTCACCGACGGGTACCCCCCGCCAGTTCTTCCAGGTTCGCTGGCTCAACTACGATGTGGTCAGCCTGGAAAGGCTCACCAAATACCAGGTGCTCGACGTTGACGGGGTGACTTGGCGTGACGTTCCCGGCGCAGCATGGCAGACCGGCGCGACGGGAGACGCGGCGGGAACCGTATACCCACACGGATGGAATGAGAACAAGCGTGACTGGCATCACTTGCGTGCTCGCTTCGACGTGGCCAGCGGTAAGTACGACGGCATCATGATCGACGGCGACCCGTTCGGCTCCTACGCGGACACGGCATCAAAGACCGCGCTACGCGCCTTCGGTCCCAAGCAGGAAACGCTCCATACATTCGAGAACGGATTCAACGGCTATTTCAGCATCGAGAACAACAGTGCGTCACCGGTCAATACGCACGGCTGGGCCGGACTCGGCTACTTCCGTGCCGAGACGGGGTGGACCCTATGAGGCCCGTAGGCCCTGAAAGCCTGCTCCTCAACGCGCAGGCGCATCCCATCGCGGCCGAAGTACCAGTCTCCGGCCAGGCGATCATCTTCCCGCGACTACAAGCTGCGCGTGGGGCCAAGGAACTGGTCTGGAAGATCATGGTCGAGCAGGTTCTTGGAGCCCCGACCGCCGCGTCGCTTTACATTGCATTCCAAGCTGGCTTTCGGACGACGAAGGGAAACGAAGAACCACCAATAGGTGTCGGGGGCGGTCCCGGGGGCAGCAGATACAACATGACGGATGTATCCCAGCAATGGTTTACCCTCAACGCCGACAGTAACCCCGGGTTTCTGCCTGATGGTGACTTCCCGCTCGTCGTTGCCGACCAGACCGTCAGCAGCGGCACCCTCGGAGCCGCGATAGCGCTCGGCGACAAGTCGATCAGGGCATCCAGACAGTACGAGATCGGCACGACGCTGAACATCGACCGGGAGGCGTTCTATGTGGTTGGGGCGCCCACCACCCCAGACGCTGGCACAACGTGGAACCACCCTGTTATCTCCGGTGGTGGGCCGCAGGGCACCGGAGACCTGACCTCTAGCACAAACCTCCTGCTTGGATGGGCCTGCAAGACCCATACCAACGGGCAAACGATCCACGCACCCAAGACATACATCAAGCGCGTCATGGGTGGTTTCGACCAACGCCTGATAATGGTCCCGACGTTCACGGGCGGGACCAACCCAAAGTTCATCGTGACCGCCGACGTGCTCCCAAGAGGTTGACATATGCCAGCCAACAGCTACACAGCCACCACGGACCTCAGCAAGGTATACCGCTATATCAGATCCGTCACCGTCACGGAGACCAGCGGCAGCGCGGCCGTCAGATGGCAGTTCCGCAACGGTGCCGACTCGACCAACGATCAGGTAATTTTCGCTGTTGGGGCGCCCGCGAGTGGCAGCGAGCCTTTCACGCCCGCCAAGCCAATTTACTTCCCCAAGGGTGTCCGCCTTGAGCTCGTCACAGGTGCTGGCCGCCTGTTGATCGACGGCTACTAGCGCTATTCGTACCAGGCCCCGGTTCCCGTGAAGAATGCTTTGAAGCCGGTGGGTCCTGTTCCTTTGGAATTTGGGGCGCCACAGTTTTCCCTAGACCAACTCACAGTGGGCGGTGTCATCGTAATTTCGATTTTGCTCGGCGCGACTCCGCCGGTCGTGACTTCTTCTTTCCCAAATTTCTGTCCCCCCGGAATGGTCAGTTTGCATTCGGGTTCGGTCGCAAACTGCAAGGAGATGACGCAATTGGCTGGGACGATCGACATGGGGGTCGATTTACTCGCGGAGCTGTGTAGTTCGAATTGACATGAGCCAAAGTTGACTTCGGCAGGGGATTTCGAGAATTCGCGTTGGCAGCTTGAGTAGTTCGGTATCAACCTAAGGGTGTTCGCCGACGGGAAGGGGGCGATACCGGTGGCTATCCCTTTTGAGCAGCCCACACGACTACCACCGACGTTAATCACCACATTCGTGCCAATTTGCGTAAATTCTTCGCCAGCGCCGTGGAATTCCTTGGCGTAGGTGGGGGCCGCGAGGCCGAGTGCGGTCAGCACGACGAGTGCTATTAAGGGTGTGGGTTGCCTAAGCATCGTCCCTCCACGTGTAGCGAAAGCAAGACTGTGGGTGTAGCGTAAAAGCAACTCCCGCAATGGCCAAATGGCATTGACGCAAAGAGTTCGTTTGCCTGTCTGATGCGAAATGCCACCCCTTCGCGGTTTGGCTTCGTTGTCTCCCACTCACCCGCATCGCCACACATTCAGATCATCAAGCGCGGAAAGGTGGTTGCCTTGAGTAAAATCAGACGCCTCGACGCGGAAGAGACCACTGCTGGCGAGATCTTCGTCCAGATCGAAGACACGAGCGTCCCCCCACTCACACCGATTGATCAGGTGCGGTTGGAGATAGGCGACGAGAACCTCGAAGACCCCCTTTTCACGGATGCTCAGATCCAGTACAAGCTCGACGGGCGCGCAGGCGTCGTCCTGCTCACGGCCGCTGATCTGTGTGAGATCCTCGCGCGTCGTTACGCCAAGGACTACGACTTCAGCAGCGCGGCCCGCATGAGCTTCAAGCGCTCACAGAAGTCAACGCAGTACGCAGCGCTCGCGAAGGAACTCCGCAACCGTGTGGGCGGCCTCAGCACGGTTCCCGTCACTCGCGTGGATGGCTTCAGCGAGGACATCTCAAGCCGCGACGGTGCCGGCCAGAGCAGTCGCACGGGTCGTGTGCGTATTGGCTACACCGACCCCGACCTACCCGTCTAGTGGGGATCCTCAGCAGCACCGAGATCGCGAGCATGGTCGAAACCGTCAACCAGCTCGCCAACGCCAACTTGCTCGAGATCGCAAGCCCAGGACCGCTCGAACCAAATGGTGATCCAGGCACACCGGTCGTGGTGTGGGAAGGCGAAGCGCCGTGCTCGCTCGAGCGCGCCCAACACGAGAGCAACGTGGGCGAGCGCGAGGACCAGGGCAAGGACACGACCCTCAAGGTGTTCGATGCTGCTGGCGCTCCCTCGATCGAGCTCGCAGGTGCCGTAGCCAACGCCTCCACGGTCGTGGTGGAAGACCTCACCGGTGGCGAACCCGTCACAAGCCGGTGGACGGTGAAGGGCACCGAGCGGATGGCAGACGGGACGCTCGACAACATCCTCTTGACGCTCGACGGGGAGACGACACCGTGAGCACGCGGCCTGACGACTACCCCTACCAGCGCCGCCTCACAGACTTTGACGCGATCGTCAGTGCTGCACAGCGCACGATCATCGCCCAGATCGAACTCGCGGTGCGCCAGGGCAGGTTGGCTAGTGCGATGGAGCGCAGGATGCAGCTCGCCGCGGTCACGGCGACCCTGGATCAGCTTCAGGCTGCTGTCGTGCCGCTCGCGCGCGAGCTCGTACAGGAGGCCTATACGCAAGGCGCCGCTCGAGCTGCCACACAGGTCGAGGCGCTGTCCGTGAACGCCCCAGAGATCCCAGGTGCATTCACGGGCGTCTCCCGCCACGCGGTCGAAGCGATGCAAGCCTCGATCGAGGGCAGGCTCACGGACTCCCGCGCGACCATCGGACGCCAGGTGGAAGACATCTACGCTCGCGAGCAGCGCCGGACGTCCCTACGCGCGCTCCTGGGCGCCGAGGGCTCACCGCAGGACTCCAGCAAGCGCTTGCAGCTCAGACTGATGCAAGACCGCGACGTCGCCAGGGCAGTAAAGGACGGCGGCACGGGGTTCGTTGACCGCTCCGGCCGCCGCTGGACGCTCAAGACGTACGCCAACATGGCGACACGCACTGTCACGCGCGAAGCGGCGGTGCAGGGTGCTATCGCGCGCATGGCAAGCCACGGCATCGCGCTCGCCCGCGTCTCCAAGCACGCGAGCGCCTGTGAGATCTGCCAGCCATTCGAGGGCGCGCTCGTGTCCCTCGCTGGGGACGTGACCGAATACAAGGGGGAGGAAGTGCTGGACGTGAGCGAAGCCAGCCCACCGTTCCACCCGAACTGCGCACACTCCCTGGAGCCGGTCTCGGTGACGATCGAATCGCTCAAGGCCGAACTAGCCGGTGTTGCCTGATGGCCGAGGTGAGCTTCATCGGGGTCGATGCCATCGTCGAGCGTGGCTTGCATGCCGCCGAGGTTGCAGTCGAGCAGTGTGGTGAGCATCTCGTTGGTGCGTCGCAGGACGATGCACCCGTAGTCAGCGGCACTCTCCGCGCTGGCATTCACGCGGGTGATGTCGAACGAGCTGGCTACACGGTGACGATCACCGTCTCCACCGGTGGTGAGTCCTCCGCCTATTCGATCATCGTCCACGAAGGCCATCGGGCCGACGGCAGCTATCAGCGCAAGGCTGGCCCAGCCAAGTACATCGAACGGCCCGTGATCGAGAACAGGCCGTTCTACATCGAGGCCCTGCGTCGAGCATCCGCGAGCGCATACTGATGACTGGCCTGCTGGTCGTCAACGAGTTTCGTGCCTATCTGATCGCTGAAGGCATAGTCCAAGACGGCAACGATCCACCCTCACTCACGCTTCCGTCGATCTGGGCTCAGCCGCGAGATGGCGCGCTCCTCCCGCGTGAGGATGAGGGCATCACGGTCACACTGATCGACGTCGGCATCGGTGGCCCGAACAGTCTCGAACCGTGGATCGAGGAGGCATTTGTGGACGTGATGGTGCGTGCGCGGTCGGTGGGCGTTGGCCAGCTCATTCACCGCGCGATCCGCACTCTCATATCTCCAGCGGATCTCCCCGGTGGCAGGAAGATGTGGCAGATGGGTGCACTCCTCGTCGAGTGCTCCGACCAGTGGCGCAAAGAGCAGCCGCTCCCCCCGGTCGAAGGCGGTTTGACTTACGACCGGGTTCAGAGTTTCAGATTCGTTGCGCGCACGAAGGCGCTACGCGGCGAACCGTACGTCCCCTAGCAGCAAGTCCCCTCGGCCGCTCAGCGGCCTCAATAAAGAGCCAAGCCCCCCAAGGAGGGTTGTTCATGTCCGCACCACGCTACTTCGCGCTCCTAGATGAGCACGGGATCGATGGGGCAGGAGACCACGAGCCGATTGTGGACTACGCCCTCGGCATAGCCTCACCGACCATGAAGGGCGGCGAGGTCGTTCCCGTGACGAGCGCCCTCAACATCAAGCCCCACCCGGAGCTCGGGACTCTGCCGGGTCGCATCATCCCCGATACCCGGCTCCTCGAGATCGGCGACCCACGCGCCGCGGCAGCGATTGCGCAGGACCCCAAGTTCCTCGAGGTCGACAAGCCGGATGCGAAGGCGCTGGCGAAGGCGGCCGAGATGACGCAGCCGCACCGCGAGCGCAGGGCCGGCGGCACCTCGAAGCGCAGGGCCGGCGGCACCTCGAAGCCGACGACGCAAGAGCAGAGCACATCCACGAGCGGTGAGGAGGGCTGATCCAATGACCACTGGAATCGAGACGGGCGCTGGCAGCGCCTGGCAGGTAAAGCAGACAACGGCCGGGACGATCGAGCCATCGACCTCAGCGGCAATGAAGCGCTTGCGGAAGGCCGGCGATGACGGCCTCAAGGCCTCAAAGACAAGCGCCCAGGAGGAGTACGTCGACGGGCAGATTTGGAGCAACGCATCCTCCTACACCGACTCAGTTGGTGGGGATGTCGGGTCGTTCGCTATCCAGGGCCAGCTCGCGATCACTGCCTTTGTCTGGGCACAGCTCCTGGGGAGCGATGTCGTAACCGGCTCGTCCGATCCGTGGACGCACACGATCAGCTCGGGTGCTGTCGTGCCGATCAGCCAGACCGTCTACACCAAGACGGGTGCAGCTGTCGGGCCGATACGGCAGGCCTGGTACGACGCCAAGCTCTCAAAGCTGACCCACAACAACGGTGCCGATCAGAAGCTCCTGGAGCTCACCGAGTCATTTATGGCTCTCCACGCTGCAGAGACGTTCGCGACGGACCCGACAGCGACCGACAGCGGCGAAGACCCGCTTCGGTGGGAGGAGGCCGTCACCAAGATCAACGGGACGACCTTCCCGGAGATCAAGGGCGACACCGTTGAGGCGGACGCGAAGCTCGGGACCATCACGGGTCAGGCGACCCGGCCGATCGCGTTCGAATTCGGCAAGGGGACTATTACCCGCACGCTCCAGACGTTCATCACCGATGGAACGCTCCCGCAGCTCTACAAGGTGCTGTACGGCTCAGAAGCTCCTGCCGGTGCGAGCGCGATCAGCAGCACCGTCCAGACCGCTGAAATCGAAGCGGTCTACACGCGCTCTGCGTCACGCCGGCTCAACATCAAGACGCCGGTCGTCGAGATCGAACCCGGCGACTGGGTGTTCGGACCGAAGGCCGCCGGCGGCTCTCGCGAGGTCGCGTTTGGCGGACGCTGTCACAGCACGGGCTCCCCGCTGATCACAGTCACTGCTGTGACCGGCGACTCAACGAGCTACGTCGCCTGATGCCGGCCCCAAAGACCAGCCGGGCGCGCACGACGCGCCCGGCGACACCCAAGCTGCCACCAGTCACCGTCGCGAAGCTCGAAGAGACCGGTTATCTATTGGAGCGCCTCATCGAGGAGCGCCAGGAAGAGTACGTCCGCAAGGGGCAGGCGTTCCGTGAGATACATCGTGCGGGCACATCACGGCCCCTGAGTGCCGCGGAGGCCGCCCAGGTGGCCGTGGGGCTGGCCGAGGAGGGTGAGTCCCGTCTGGACGTCGCACAGAGCGTCCAGGCGTCCGGATTTACGGCCTACGACCAGCCATCGCAGTTCGATGTGCTCGTCGCTTCCATTGTGGGGACCGCTCCAGCGCTCGTAGCTGCTGCTCGAGCATTCGTGGCTCTCGTGGAGATGTCCGCCGACGAGTTCGAATCGGCCGACGAGGAAGACCGCCTGGTTGAGGCGATCGAGGAACTTGCTCTACCGCTCCGCAAGATCGAGCTGAGCGAGCTGCGTGCCCGGTTGATGGCGGCTCTCAGCCATTACGCGGCGGCCGCGGAGGTGGAACTGGGGGAAGTGACGCGCCTGCCGATCAACGCGGTCTGGCAGGCGCTTCAGGGAGCGATGATGCATCTCGCTGGGGACTCTCAACTCTCACAGTTGATCGGCTCTGCGGAGCCTACGGCGGATTCACCAGAGGCTACGTCCTCTACCGCCTCCCCTGGCACCGCGCCGCAGAACACCTAGCGCTCCTTCAGTACCGCGGCGAGCAAGAAGCAAAGCCCCGTGATGAGAACGGGCGCGCCCTCTCTCTGCGCGAGCAGCTCATGAACAAGATCAACGCCCGGAAGGGGTGATGGATGGCGCTCGATGCAGGTTCTGTGTATGCCGTCCTCGGATTCAAGGTTGACCCCGCTGGTGCTGCTGCCTATGAAGCCAGGCTGAAGAAGTCGGTCGCAGCCACCGAGGCCGCCGAAGCCAGGACGAAGGCTGCCCAGGACCGCATGGTTGCGGCCAACAAGCGCTTCAGTGACTCGGTCCCGCTGAAGGCAATGGACCAGTGGTCCCAGCACAGCAAGAAGGCTGGCGAAAACCTCGAGAAGCTCGGGACCGTCTCGGCCAAGACGGCTGGTGTAGGCATGCTCGCTGTTGGTGCGGGAATGGTCTACGCGGCGGCGAAGGCTGTCTCGTTCAACCGCGAGATGCTGAAGATCAGCACTCAGGCCGGTGGCTCTGCGGGTGAAGTCAAGAAGCTCTCCGCTGCCGTGCTGGGGTTGGCCGGCCAGGTGCCTCAGGGGCCGAAGGAACTCGCCGAGGGCCTCTACCACATCGAGAGCGCCGGATTCCGGGGTGCGAAGTCCCTCGAACTGCTGAAGGCCGCCGCGATGGGTGCCGCGTTGGGTAACGCGAGCCTTGAGGACACGACGCAGGCGATGATCGCGACCGAGGCGTCGCACATCAAGGGCGTCCACGGGGCCGCGGATGCGATGGGCCAGCTCAACGCGATCGTCGGCGTTGGTGACATGCGCATGGAGGGCCTCGCGCAGGCCATGGCGACCGGGATCCTGCCGAGCGCCCACGACGCCGGTCTATCGCTGACGGATGTTGGCGCAGCACTAGCCACGGTCACCGATAACGCGACCCCCGCGAACGTCACCGCTACCCGCTTGCGCATGACCCTGGCTTTGATGGCTGCCCCATCGAAGGAGGCCACAAAGCAGCTCGCGTCCATCGGGATCGGGAGCACGCAGCTTGCGCACGACATGCGCCAGCCCAACGGGCTCCTCGTCGCCGTCGAAGACCTCAAAACACACCTGCACAACTCGGGCAAGACCGCCGAAGAACAGGACGCGATCCTCAGCCACGTCTTTGGTGGCGGCAAGAGCTCGGCGGTTATCCACACGCTATTGAGCGAGATCGACCGTCTTCGGACGAAGTACGACGAACTCGGTAAGACCGACGGCCCGAAGCGCCTCGCTCACTCATGGGCCGAATTCCAGAAGTCAGACGCAGGCATGTTCAGCGAGCTCAAGTCGGGTGCTGAAGGGTTCGCGATCGTCGTCGGACAGCTCGTCCTGCCGCAGCTCGCTTCC